GTAATACTTTTGCTGGTGTTCTTAATGGTCGTTATAAAGTGTATGTGGATCCTTATGCAACAACTACAGCAAGTAATTACTTTATTGTTGGGTATAAAGGTTCCAGCGCATACGATGCAGGTCTTTTCTACTGCCCATACGTTCCACTACAAATGGTTCGTGCGGTTGGTGAAAATTCCTTCCAGCCTAAGATCGGATTTAAGACTCGCTACGGTATGGTCTCCAATCCTTACGCAAACTCGGCCGGAGCAGGTGCATTAACGTGGAATGCAAATATGTATTACAGAAGAGTTATCGTAACTAACTTAATGTAATATTATTTTCGATTAAATCCAATCGGATAAATAAAAGCGGGGGGAGTCAAATCCTTCCGCTTTTTTTGTTTCTAGTCAAAATAATATTATGGCAGTCGTACAAAGACAACCTAAAAATCAAAATTTTTTATCTCCGTCGGATTTAAATTTATATGCGATAATATTCCTAATGTAGAATTTTTTTGTCAATCTGCAAATATTCCTGGAGTATCTGTTTCAGAAATTTCAGTCCCAACTCCCTTTAATCCTCATTATGTTGCTGGTGATGGGGTAAATTATGAAGAATTGTCAATTCGAATTATTGTTGATGAGAATATGAAAAATTGGCAAGAAATTTATAATTGGATTATTAATTTAGGGCGGCCGGAAAATTTGCAAGGTTATGCAGAACAGAAGAAAAAAGGTCTTAATACGCAAGGTGTTTTGACTATTCTTACAGGATCTAATACGCCTCAGATTGAATTTCATTTTAAAGAAATGTTTCCATTATCAATTTCAGGTCTATCTTTTGACGTAAACAATACTGATATAACATATCTATCAGCTGATGTTACTTTTCGATACAATACGTATACGATAAAAAATTTATTAATCAATTAATATGAGGAACTTATGTGGAAATGGATTTTACAATTCTTTAATAATAATCTGACTACTCAGGATGTTAAAGAAAGTAAAAATGAAAATGAAGTAGTACAACCTTCTACTGAAGAAAAAGTTATAGAGATAAAATTTAAAAAGAAACCTTTATCTAAATCGCAATTACAAAAAAAGACTAAATCGCAATTAGTTTTATATGGTAAAAAAGAATTTGGAATACAAATTGATAAGAATCAAACAAAAGCGTTGATACTAAAACAAATATTAAAATCTTAACACTATATATATTATGAAATTAAGTGATTTGCAACAGCAGTGGCATGCTGATTGTCAAATTGACAAACTTTCTTTAGATAGCGAATCTTTAAAATTACCAAATTTACATTCTAAATATATTACATATTGGAATGAAGAAACTTTAAATTATAAAAGATTACAGGGCGAGTATAAGATTATATATAAGCTTAAATGGGAATATTATAATGGAAAGTTATCTTTAGAAGACTTGCAAGAACATCAGCTGGAACCCTTCCATTTAAAAATACTCAAACAAGATATTGACATATATATCGATAGTGATAAAAATATCATCGATATACAAGCTAAAATTGATTATACAAAACAAAAAATTAATTTTTTAGATAGTATTATTAAGCATATTAATACTCGTGGGTATTTAATTAAAAATGCTATAGATTTCATGAAATTTCAATTAGGTTCATGATTGAACAAATAAAAATAAGTAAGTTAAACGAAGTCTATATTCAACTAGACAGTAATAGAGGTATTTTACAAGAATTAAGTGAATATTTTACATTTTCTGTACCAGGTCATACATTCATGCCTGCTTACAGAAATAAAATTTGGGATGGTAAAATTAGATTACTTAATTTAAGAGATAATTCTTTATATTACGGTTTATTAAATTATGTAGAAAAATTTTGTGATGAACGACAATATGGCATTATAAAAGATTCATTAAATGATCTTAATAATATTACATATAATGAAATAAATACTTTTGCAAGTTCATTACAGTTATCTTTACAACCTCGTAAATATCAACTTCTAGCTGCCCTCAATTGTATACAAAATAATAGATCTTTATTGATTTCTCCTACAGCATCGGGAAAATCATTAATTATTTATTTATTATTAAGATATTATAATACTAGAAGTTTAATAATTGTTCCTACGATTTCTTTAACACAACAACTATTTACAGACTTTAAAAATTATAGTCCGAACTGGGATGTAGAAAAATATTGTCATATTATTAAACAAGGACAAGAAAAGACGTCTGATAAGCAAATAATTATTTCAACGTGGCAATCGATTTATAAACTCCCTAAAAAATATTTTGCTGATTTTAATTTGGTTATTGGAGATGAGGCTCATTTATTTAAAGCCAAATCTTTAAATAGTATTATGACTAAATTATATAATGCTAAGTATAGATTTGGTACTACAGGTACTATAGATGATATACAAACACACAAATTAATATTAGAAGGATTATTCGGTCCAATGTTTAATGTTGCATCAATTAAAGATTTAATAGATGCTGATTATTTAGCTAAATTTCAAATTAAAATTTTAGTATTGAAATATTCATTAGAAACTGCTAAATTAGTCAAGAAAATGTCATATCATGAAGAGATGGATTTTATTGTAACACATGAGAAACGTAATAAATTTATTCGAAATTTAGCTATAGATCAAAGCGGAAATACATTATTATTATTTCAATATGTAGAAAAACATGGTAAAATATTATATGACAGTATAGCTGAAAAAATTAATGATGATCGTAAATTATTTTTTGTTCATGGTGGAGTTGATGGCGATCAAAGAGAGATGATTAGAAAAATTACAGAATCTGAAAAAGATGCTATTATTGTCGCTAGTTTTGGTACGTTTAGTACTGGTATTAATATTCAAAATTTACATAATATTATTTTTGCAAGTCCAACTAAATCTAAAATTAGAAATTTACAATCGATTGGTAGAGGTTTAAGAAAAAGTAATACTAAAAAAGAAGCAATATTGTTTGATATTGCAGATGATATGCATCATGGTACTAAAATTAATTATACTTTACAACATTTTAAAGAACGAATTAAACAGTATAATGAGCAAGAGTTCAAGTATAGTATGTTTGCAATCCAAATTGAATAATACATGTATTCCTATCCTGCCCGGATTGCATTATTATTATACATGATATAAAAAGAAAAGTCAACGCTATTTTTTCGTGGGCATAATTATATATAGTAAATGTGCTAATAAAAAAGCAGCGTTGTATTATTAAAAGAAGTATAGTATAATATAGTAATGATAAATTAAAAAAGGTTCAAATGGCAAGAAAAAAGAGTGTGCATTATGTTGATAATAAGAAATTTTTAGAAGAAATAATGGAATATAAGCGGATGTGTGCGGAATACGTTGAGAGAGAAGAATTGATTCCTCCTCTGCCTGATTATATTGGTGAATGCTTTATGAAAATTGCGGAACGATTAAGTTATAGACCTAACTTTGTTAATTATGCTTTTCGTGAAGAAATGATTGCAGATGGTATAGAAAATTGTGTGCAATATTCTCACAACTTTAATCCAGAAAAATCAAACAATCCGTTCTCATACTTTACACAAATAATTTATTTTGCTTTTGTGAGACGTATTCAAAAAGAAAAAAAGCAGTTATATATTAAATATAAGACTATTCAAAATTCTTCATTATTGTCTGATAATGTGGAATTATCACAACAGGATAAAGGATCATTTAATGTTGAAACTTTGACAGAAGAACAAAAAATTAATATGTATGAATTTATGAATAATTTTGAAATTGCTAAAAAGAAGAAGATAAAAAAAGTAGCTAATACATTGGTTACTTTTGCAGTTGAGGCTACGTAAATAATAAATGTCAAAAGTAGCCTTAATTACAGATACACATTTCGGTGCTCGTAATGATAGTCAAGTTTTTATTGACTATATGAAAAGCTTTTATACTAATGTATTTTTCCCTTATTTAGAAACCCACAATATTAAATATGTTATACATTGTGGTGATGTTTTTGATAGAAGAAAGTATATTAATTATAAATCATTATCAGAGTGCAAATCTTATTTTTTTGATCAGCTAGCTGAAAGAAATTTATCAACTTTTATGTTAGCTGGTAATCACGACACATTTTATAAATCAACAAATGAAATTAATTCAGTTAAATTATTATTAAAAGAGTATGATAATCTAACTATATATGATGAACCATGCGAAATTACATTACCCTTTGATCAACAAGTTGTAATGATACCATGGATATGTAATGATAATTATCAACGCACATTAGATTTAATTAAAAATACAAAATGTGATTTAGTATTTGGTCATCTCGAAATAGATGGTTTTGAAACACATTTAGGTTTTGTTCATTCTGGTGGCTTAAATAAGAATATATTTAACAAATTTGATATGGTATTTAGTGGACATTTCCATCACAAAAGCGACAATAAAAATGTTTATTATTTAGGTAATCCATACGAATTAACGTGGCATGATTATAAAGATCAACGAGGATTTCATATTTTTGATTTTGAAACAAGAGAATTAGAATTTATATCTAATCCATATAGAATGTTTCATAAATTTTACTATAATGATAAGGATTTACAACCACATGATGTAGGTAATTATAATTTTGATGAATATAAAAATAGATATGTTAAAGTTATTGTACAAGAAAAATTAAATCCTTATATATTTGATTTAATGATGGATAAGATGTATAAAGCAGGAGCATTTGATATATCAATTGTTGAAAATTTTGTTGATATGGATAACAATGAGGAAATAATTGATGAAGCTCAAGATACTATGACAATATTATCACAATATATAGAACAAATGAACACTAAGATTGATAAAACACATCTTGATGAGTTAGTTAAAACATTGTATACTGAAGCCTTAAATATTGAGTGAACTAATGTCAGATACGATATCTTGGTATTATAAAGATTATTTACCGGAACAAGAGAGATTACAACAAAGAAAGGATATTTCAATGAAGCAAGAAGACAAAGGAGAAGTAGTTGAATTAAATTTAGATAAAGATTTAATTTTGAAACTTTCATTAAAAGCTCATGAGAAGGATATTACGTTAAATCAGCTCTTTAATGATATCTTATCAGAGACAATAAGCAATCCACAATACCTAGTAGAACGTGATAACATTTCATAATATACGTTTTAAAAATTTTTTATCTTCTGGTAATAATTTTACCGATATTCAATTAGATAAAAATTCCACGACCTTAATTATTGGTGATAATGGTGCTGGTAAAAGTACCATGTTAGATGCATTAACTTTTAGTTTGTTTGGTCGACCTTTTCGTAACATAAATAAGAATCAATTAATTAATTCAATTAATGAGCGAGGGGCCGTTGTTGAGTGTGAGTTTAGTATAGGATCAAAAACGTTTTTAGTGAGACGAGGAATAAAGCCTAATATTTTTGACATTATAGTTAATGATCAGCATCTTGAACAGAGAGCTAATGTTAGAGATTTTCAAGAGTTTTTAGAAAAACAAATATTAAAATTAAATTATAAATCTTTCACCCAAATTATAGTATTAGGTAATTCTTCTTTTGTACCATTCATGCAATTAAAATCTAATGATCGTCGAGCTATTATTGAAGATTTATTAGATATACAAATATTTTCAATTATGAATGGTTTATTAAAAAATTATATCTCTGATAATAAACAAGTTATCGAGAATAATTTAATATCTAAAACTATGATTGAAAATAAAATAGAGTTAAAGCATAGTTATATAGAAAGGCTTAAACAGAAAACTAAAAAAATAATTGAAAGTAATGTTACACAAATTGATCAGTCGCAGAAAGAAGCTTCGATATTGCGAACAAGTATTGCAGATACGAATAAAAATATTGAAGCATGTTTCAAATCGATCAACGACAATTCAGACATAGAAACTAGTTTAAATAAATTAACTATATATAAGCAATCGATTGAAAGAAATGTTAATAAAGAAAAAAATACAATTAATTTTTTTGAAAGTAATAATGATTGTCCAACGTGTAAACAAAATATCGATCATCAATTTAAACATAAAGAAATACAAACAAAACATAATCAAATTAAAAAATATGAAGAAGGTCTTGAACAACTTTCAGTTCAAATTGCCTCTTACAACGATAGAATTAGTACGATACAACAAGTACAAAGAATTATACAAAGTGATCAATCCAGTATACAACAAAATAATAGTAGCTTAAATGCTATAGAACAATACATTCAAAAAATAGAGAAAGAAATAGATAAATTAAAACATAATGATGGTGATATTACAGCTGAAAAAAAAGAATTAAAAAGTATTAATATAGAGTATGATAATATTAATAAACAACGTATAGAATTAATAAATTATAGAGAAGTTTTAGAATTAGTAAAACTAATATTGAGAGATGATGGTATAAAAACAAAAATTATTAAACAATATCTACCAATTATGAATAAATTGATTAATAGATATTTGCAAGAAATGGATTTTTTTGTATCATTTCATTTAGATGAAAATTTTGATGAAACAATAAAATCACGTTATAGAGACGATTTTACGTATACATCGTTTTCTGAAGGTGAAAAAATGAGAATTGATTTAGCATTGCTTTTTACGTGGAGATCAATTGCTAAATTAAAAAATTCTACTAATACTAATTTATTAATTTTAGATGAAGTTTTTGATTCATCATTAGATACAGATGGTACGGAAATGTTTATGAAAATACTTGATGGATTAAGACAAAATACTAACGTTTTTGTTATTAGTCATAAAGGTGATTTGTTGTTTGATAAATTTGAGCATAATATCAAGTTTGAAAAGAAAAAGAATTTTAGTGTAATAGTGTAATTACCATGATAAAAAAACTAGTACCTGATAATCATATAGTATTATCACAACAATGCAAATCTTTTGATTTAAATACTCCACCAATAGATCCTAATATTTTAAAAAGTGATTTAATAGAAACTATGCATCATTATGGTGGAGTTGGATTATCTGCTAATCAAATAGGATTACCTTATCGTGTTTTTTCTATGATACACGAAAATAATGATATCATATTATATAATCCTCAAATTTTGCAACAATCAACACAATTGACATATGAGGTAGAAGGATGCTTGAGCTATCCTGGTTTATATGTCAAAATTCGAAGACCTATTAATGTTTATGGAACATGGTATAATGAACAAGGTCATCAATTTCAAGCATATTTTAGTGATTTATCATGTAGAGTTTTTTTGCATGAAATGGATCATATGCTAGGTAAAGTATATTATGAAACTGCTTCTCGATTTCATATGAGTGAAGCAAGAAGAAAAAGAAAACCTCAATTAAAAAAAATCAAACAGAAACATTACGAGTTATGGCAAAATCATATAAGCAACTTAAAACTAAAGAGAAACTTAGTAAAGCCGTTGTAGAAAAAAGAAAAAGAAAAATCCGTCAAGAAAACCGATTTGTTGCAGATCATTATTTAGATGATCTGGAATCTGAAGATTTAATGGATGAGTTGGAGAATGTTGAATATATGAGCATTTAGGTATAGGTTTATAAAAATGAAAAATTTAAACCTATTTCGTGTTTATGATTATAAAAATAAAAAATTTAAACCTATTATATATTAAAGGTTAAACAATAAGGAATCAAATGATAAAAAAAATAACAGCTCATCGGTATCACGATTTTAGTACAGGTCATAGAGTATATCAACACGAAAGTAAATGTGCACATTTACATGGACATAATTATAGAATACATTTTTATTGTGAAGCACCTCAATTAGATTCTGTTGGTAGAGTAATAGATTTTAGTGATATTAAAACATATCTGTGTAATTGGTTAGAGGATGAATGGGACCATAAATTTTTAATTTTTAAAGAAGATCCATGGGTACCTACATTAAAATCTATAGATCCAGAAGGAACTGTTATTGTAGATTTTAATCCTACTGCTGAGAATATGGGTTCTTATTTACTTGAAGTGATAGGTCCTCAACAACTAAAAGATTCTTCAGTAAGGCTTTATAAAGTAACAATAGAAGAAACACGTAAATGTGCAGCAACTATTGAAGATGCTAATCAATCATTAATTATTTCTGAAACATTGAGAAATTAAAATGTCAAAAATTAGATACAGTGAAATGTTTTATTCCATTCAAGGAGAAGGGAAATATGTTGGTGTACCAAGTGTATTTCTTCGCTTATTTGGATGTAATTTTGAATGTGCTGGTTTTGGGCAAAAACGTAATCAACCATTACTTTCACGAGATAAAATGCCGTGGAAGCAATTAGATGTTTCGAAATATAAATCTATTCAAGAGTTGCCAATTATGCCAATTGGTTGTGATAGTTCTGCTAGTTGGGCTAAAGAATATATGCGTCTATCAACTTTTGAAGACTCTTCAGTAATTGCAAAAAAATTAGTTAATCTGTGTCCAGACAATTCTTTAATTCCTAGTACTAAGCAAGATGTACATTTAATATTAACTGGAGGTGAGCCATTAATGTGGCAAAAACAAATACCAGATTTATTAGATGATGAAGAATTGATAGAAGATTTAAAAAATATAACTTTTGAAACAAATAGTACTTTTGCTTTAACTGATAGTTTTGTGGATTATCTAGAAAGTTTATCAACTTATGTTACCATTACTTGGGCCTGTTCTCCTAAACTGAGTCTAAGTGGTGAAGTACGTGATAAAGCTATTCGTCCAGAAAATTGGTTACAATATTCAGAAATTTCTAATAGTAATTTATATTTAAAATTTGTTGTTGAAGATAAGATTGATGTAGAAGAAGTTAAATTAATTACTCGTAATTTACCTAAACAATATGATATATATTTAATGAGTGTTGGTGGAACTTTAGAACAATTGCAGCAAAATGAAAAAAGAGTTTGTGATTTAGCTATGGAAAATGGATATAAATTTAGTCCTCGTTTACATGTACAGTTATTCGGAAACAAATGGGGAACATAAATACATAGAAGGAGATTTCTATGGCTACACAAGTTAACATTTTTGCTGATCAAGGTTCAGATTATTCTTTAGACGTAACGGTGAAAGAAGATGATGGATCAACAACAGATCTAACTTCTTTTACTTTATCTGCAAAATTTACAAAAAATTATGGAACTGCTCAAACATACAATTTTACAACTCAAGTAGTAGATGCTGCTGGTGGAACACTAAAATTAAAACTTCCTGCAGAAACATCAAATAGTGTTTCATATGGTCGATATGTTTATGATATGACTATCGATTCTATCTTATTAGATAAGACCCGTAGAGTGGTAGAAGGTATATTAACAATAAGACCGAAAGTATAACATATGCCTGTTGAAATTAGTGGACCAGGTATTGGTGCCCCTTCAGTTTCTACAACAACTGTAACTTCAAGTATTAATTTAACCTCTAATATTCTGTCAACTTCAATAGCTACTGCACAAGTATCTGTGAATGCTCCTAATATGCAATCACAGGATGTAAAAACATCTCTTCCTGACACAGCATTAGTTAATTTATCTAGATTAGACTTACAAAATTTAGATGTCTCTATTACACCTGCTTCAAATTTACTATCGCCACCTGATTTAGGTGGCACTACTAGCCCTTTTGGTGATTTATTTTTATCAGGACAAACTCTGCATTTACAAGATAGAACTATAAGTATTACAACAGTTGATTCAAGTAGTTATATTGATTTAGGAGCTAATGTTATTATTGGAGTTAATCACGTTAATTCTTCTGCTGCATTTGCTTATCAATCTGATCTTACTACCTTACAATTAACAAATAATGACATAGGCGAATTGAAAAATGTTACCACAACTGGTATAACAGATGGTCAAGTTCTGGCTTATGAATCCTCTGTAGATAAATTTATACCAGCTAATGTTAGTGGAAGTGGTACATTAACTGGAGCAGACATTAAAACCTTATTAGAAGCAGTTGATGGACAAGTTTTAACAACTAGTACTACTGTAGCTGAAGTTGCTGGAACTTTTGTAGCAGACACCTTTTCCATAAATACTTTACGATCAGCTAAGTATGTAATTACTATCTCAGACAGTGACGATACAACTTACTACATAGCAGAAGTTTTATTAATACATAATGGAAGTAGTGTTAGTTTTACAATATATGGTGAAGTTGTGGTAGGAGGACTGAGTACAATATTTCCGGAATATTCAGCTGAAATTATATCGAATATGGTAAAATTTTATATTGAAACTCAGTCAGATCAACAGCAAATTAAAATTTCACGAATTGGATCAAAAATTTAATAGAAAGTAATAATGCTTAATAGGAGATATTAATGGCCGCATCACAATTTAGAGTTGCTAATGGGCTAAAAGCTAATGGTAATGTAACATTTTTAAGTACTGCAAACGAAGCCTCAGATAGTAAAATTCTAGGATTAGATTCTGCCGGTAAAGTAATATACCGAACTAACTCCGACCTAGCAGCTGATTTAAGTGTAATCACAGCTGTGTCTGCTGGTGCTGGTATGGATTTTACTACGGTTTCTTCAGGTTCTGCAGAAGTAGTAATGGGCGATCCTGGTGCCACAGTACACGACTCTACAAGCGAAACAACTGCAACTTCACATACACATGCAATTACAGCATCT